AAGCTACTAGCACCACCGCCTGATAGGCTATTAGGACTTGGTGTTTTATCGTAATGTTCTGTGCCAAAGCCTTTAGGAGTACCATTGTTTACTGGTCCTCTACTGTAGTGTACAGTTTCGTATTCTAATGTCATTTGGTTAGTTACAGGATCGCTTACGCTGTTGTCCATGGTATCGTGTTGCCAAGAACTAATAATAGGATTAATAAGTGTCATTGTAGTGTAGCGTTTACGCGATAATTGGTGTATTTGTATACTGCTAAAAAATGGAACACTTACATCATTGTCCATACCATAGCGATATTGTTTTTCGCTAAACGTTACACCTGTAGCATATTCGTCTGAAAAACTTGGTTTTGTGCTTTGGTATTCTCTAATAGTTGGTTCTGGTGCTCCGGCTGGACTTACTTTTGAATAGTTACCGTCTCTAAAATAATATCTATAATACGCTTCCCACATTGCTGTTGTAACACCATAATTGTCATCATGGAATTGTATATTAACTGGCGTATAGTCTATACGTTTGTGTACAACACGTTTTTTATTATATTGATGTCGCACATCTGTTTGTATTTGATAGCTAGGAAGCTGTACATTTTTAACAAGCATGCCTAATTCTGTCAAATGTTTTTCAGCTAATTGAGGTATACTCTTTGTTGCTTCTCTGTTGATGTTAAACGTAACGTGAAAAAGAAATTTTGGCTTAGGTGCCAATCGCATGTTATCGTCAACATACAACCTAGCCGCGTGTTGAAAGTCACCAAGATTACCTTTTGGATTAAGTGCTCCTGAAACTACATTATCTAAAAAACCATTTAAGAAACTTGCCATATAAATATTTATCCTTTTAGATTATGTGGGTAGATAATTCACTCATAAAAAAAGGGGCCGTAGCCCCTTAATTTGTAATTTTATTTAATATTAACCTGCGCCGCCGCCTGTGATAGCTGTGTTAACTGTTCTACCAATTGCTGTTCCTACGCCTGTACCTTGTGGTGTCTGGATAGCATTATCGTAACGGATACTTAGTGTTGTTGTTACAACATCTGAAGTAGCATAGTTAAGTGTATTGTAGTTAGCATTTTCTACGTAACAACCATACAATTCAAATGTCTCTAGTACACCCGGAGTATTTGCTCCGTTACCACCGTCTAAGATTTCAATACGTGTTACAAACTTGTAGTCTGCTCCTGAAGCTGCACTTGAGCTTTCGAAGAAATCGAACTGTTTCTGTAGCTGTTCGCCTACTAGTTTCTGTACGTTGTTTGAAACATCTTCACGTAAGTTAATTGTAATTGGTTCCCAAGTATGTTTACCTGCTAAAAATACTTTTGAGTTGTAAATATCAACAGTCATCTGTTCAAAACTAACGTTAGGTCTTGTTACGTCCATAACTTGTTTTGTTAGCTCTGTTGACGGACTTGATACACCAAAGTTTTCTAATGATACCCTAAAGCGGTATTGTAGCTTTGGCATCAACAAACCCTGATTAGAAGCACTCGCGTTACTATCTAATGGTACTGTTAATTTTGAAAGTGTTGAAATTGCCATTATATACTCCTGTTACTTTTATTTATCAGTTTAAAGTCCTGAAATTTCTCCAGTGTTTTTCAGTCTCAATGGAATGTAAATAAACTCAACTGCCTTAACAGGTTCAATAGCAATGTCTACATATAGTTCATTTCTATCAATTCTGCTTGGAGTATTGTTTGACTCATCACATACAACTAAGAAGTCATATAGTGCTCTTTGAGATACAAGCTCAAGCATTAAGCTATCTACTTGTGCTTTGATTTCATCACGTGTGATCTTATCATTTGGCTCAAAGATATATGGCTTAGCAAGTTTCTTTAGCTGACTGCGTAGGTAGATAACCAAACGTGCTACGTTGATTCTATCTAGCGCACTAGCATTTCTTGCTCTAGTTTTTTGTCCGAAGTTTACAAGTCCAGCACCAGTTAGGAACGTAATTGGGTTCACGTTAAGTGAATATAGTGTATCACGTTGTCCTTCGTTAAGTGCTATTGATTTGAATTCACCTTCTGCGTCTACAAAACCTGAAGCACTAGCATTTGTAATTCCGCCTCTTCTTGTTCCTGCTGGAGCAAACCATGGGAACGATACTGAGTCGCTTAGTGCCAGTGTTCTTAGCATACCGTGACTTGGTGGAACAACTACATTGTTACCTGCGTTATCACTTGTGAATAAGCTAGGATAAAACACACCTAAATATTCATCACGTGTTACAAGTCCGTTGTCATTGTCTTCTACAGCAAGAGCTGTGTTACTACCCCAGTTGTTTAGTGTAGTAGCATCTGACTGTAGTCTTACTGGTGAGTCACCTACAACAAACGCTGTTAAGCCTCTGTCGTAGTTTAGGCTAACCATTTCGCCAATTAGTTCAGGATAACTTGGGCAAGCCATTACGTTGAATAGTCTTGATTCGTCATCTCTAATTTCTTGGTTACTGTTAACCATTGCTTGTAGTGCTTGAATGATAACTTTACGCTGTGCCTTACGTCCAAAGCTACCTGCGCCGTTTGGCTGGTTAGCTGACTCTGTTACCCAACGGTGTGGATAATAGTTAGACATGCTTTCGTCACCATTTCTTTCGTTTTTCTTTGTAGTATCAATTGAGTTACGTACAAATTTCTTTACATTAAATCCGCTTCTACGTAGATTCCATAGTAGCATACCTTTTGGATATAGTGCTGGATCTGGAGCATCTGGATCTTTGTAGTCACTTACTAGTAACTCTTTGATTGTTCCTTTTGGTGCTACAGGATTTGTTCCGCCTGTTCCACCTGATGTTCCGTAACGAGCGTCAGCAAATAAAATACCATCTTCAGTAGTTTGATCACCTTCGTCTAGTTCGATCCATTTCTGTAAGTCCGCATTGTATACGTGTACTTGTGGATAATTTTCTAAATCAGCAGTTGATACCCAAATATCACCAGTTACTAGTGAACTCGTGTCTGACTGTTGTGTAGGCTCAGTAGCACTTACCATTGGTCCTGCTGGGTCAGCGTCAGCATATACGTTTGCGTAACCTTTCCAGTCTGTACCGTCGTGTACTAGGATGTCAACTTCGTCAACAATTGAGCTATACCATAGTCTACCATCTGCTGTAAGAGCAGTCGGAGCATTAGCACTTGCTGTTTGTGTTAGGATTTTCCAGTTTGATACATGATAATCATATGTTGTATCTCCTGCTGGAGCATCGTAGTAGTTAGGTGTACCAGTTTTGTTTGTGTAGTTCCACGCTGCAAAACCAATTCCTGCGAACATTGAGTTAGTATCTGCGATTCTAATCTCTCCGCCATCGTTGTGTTCAATTACAACTCTGTTGCTTGAATCAACACTTGCTACAATGTTTTCAAATCCAGCTGCATTAATTGAGTTAGCAATTAAATCAGCATCGCTTGCGGCACCAGTTGCTACAACTTGTAGAGCTTTTCCGCCCTGTATTGCCGCTTTAGTTGGATCACTTTCAGCCATTGTAAAGCCGTATGTTCCAGCTGTAAGTGAGCTTGCTGTTACTGCTTCTGAAACAATCTTAGTAGCGCCACTTGCGTTTCTTGCGAAAATTGTGAAATCATGTTCTTCATTTTCTTCGTCAGTAACGTGTGCTTTTACATAAACTTGAGCAAGTGCTAAGTTAATGCCGCCACCTGTTTTATCTAACTTGAATAGTGCTTCTTCGTGTGTATTGTAAATTGGAGCATCTTTGTCTTCCCAAAGTTTTGTAGTTCCGTTGTATACTTTTACTTTAATTTGCGCACCTAAGTTAGCGTCTGTTGTTTTAAACCAAACTGAACCAGTTGGTCTTGGATTTGTATCGTTTGTTTTAAATTCAGGCACACTTGTATGTGGTCGAATTTTAAGTGCTGGTGCGTAGAATGTACCTGCTGTTAGACCTAGGTCTGCTAGTAGTGTACCTGTTGCGCCTGCTTGTAGAACAACAGCACCGTCGTCATCAGTTGATCCATCAGTCGTTGACGAACCGTCACTGTATACATATAGTTTGCCGTCTACTG